GTATTGGATCGAATGTACAAGCGGTTGGGTGTACTTCTCCCACCCATCAATCCCGATGATCAATGCAGCAACTTTCATGTGACCCCCTATGCCGGTGCTGGCAATAAGCGCTGATTGATCCCCGCACTGTGGGTCGTTACCAACGAAACTCTAGGCTTTCGCTTGACCGGCACTTCAGGCTTCTGCTCAACCTCTACTGTTTCGCCAGAAAGCTCAGCGGGCAGAGGGGGTGCAACTTCAGCCAACCGTGTAACTAATGATGCCCACTGATCACGGACAATGTTGTCCCACGAAAATTCATCGTGGATGGTCTTGCTTACCTGCAAGCGCTGTGTCATCGGCCACATGTCGCCGTTGTCATGCCAAGCAGCGTGTAACTCTTCCAATGCCTCTGTAATCCCGTTGGCGTCAGGCCATGCCTGCCAGGAGTCCATTGGTGTCCAAATCTTGTCCAGTGGCTCAATCGCATACCCCCAGCGTACCAACTCAGGCATAGCCGTGGCGTTGGTGGTGGTCACAGGACAGCCACACGCTTGCGCCTCAATCAATGGAATGCCGAAACCTTCACTCATGCTGTTGCCCATAAAGGCATCAGCAGCATTGTAAACCATCGCTAAGTACTGGCTAGGGTAGCCCTTGAAGTACTCATACTGATTGGGGAACATCACTTTGTCAGCAATCCCCAGGTCTGTCGCCAGCTTGATCAGGTTAATACCGCCAAACATAACGGTTGGCTCAGTATGGACATAAAGTCTTGCGGTTGGCTTGTCTTTCGCAAACTCCTTCCAGGCTCTGAATTGACCTTGGAAGAACTTACGGTCAGGGTAGCCTTTGTTGGCGCTGACCATGACCGTAAGATGCCCTTCACATCGCAAGTAGTCACGCTTGAACCGTTGCACAGCATCAACGTTACCCATCACGCCGTAGATTTCCGGCTCAATACCGTGGGGGATGTAGTGGTTTTCTACCCCTGCCCGTTTAAGCAGGTCGTGACCCCACTTGCTATAGGTAAGCGGTAGGTATGCCCCTTGGAGTGCTTCAAGCACCTTGTCAGGGACTGGATCATGGTCAATTGGTAGCCAGGGCAACCATAGTGCCGGTGCAATGGTATTGGCTGTATTCTTCATGACCCATACATCGATCAAGCTCACAACGATGTTTGCACCAAAGTTTTTCGTATGTGCACCTATGATGTCGTTGCCATAGGGATCAACACCGGCAGGGTAGCAGCGAAAACCATCTACCGTGTGTTCGCCACCTTGCAGCCCATACCAGGCAAAGTTGGCAATGCTGTCTCTGCCACCAAATTCCGGCAAGTCTGCCAAACGAGGAAGGAGTGATCGCCCTTGTACCCCATAACCACTTGAGGACCAGAAGGCGTTGCTGCTGTAAAGCATTCTAAGTTTTGACATTACTCTCACCTTTTATTGCAATTAGACAACTAAACTCGTTGCTCTTCATTGTGCGTGACTGCTTCAGCCCGAAGGGCTGTTAACCAACTTGAATCATTTGGCACGAATGTAATTTCAAACGTGCGGCTGTCTATGTCTATTCGATCCGCAGCCAACAGATTGGTGTCGTAGGGCGCTGTGATAAACCAATCGGCCTTGCTGATGGTCTGCCCCCCTTCCGTGGTTTTCTCCCGGTCACCTCGCTTGTTGATTTGCCATACGTCACAGGGTACAGTACCGACAGCCGCCCATGCTTCTGTGAAGCCTCCCATGCCATCAGGCGTAAGCGCCCGCCGCTTGATAATGCCGGTAGAGGGCATAGCGCTTTCTTCAACTTCACGCATTGCAGAGAGTTCAGTGGCTGTTAGCATGGGTCACCTCTTGATACACCTTCGGGTACTGTAACGGTCCCGAAAATTTGTAGTCTGCACAATCCTTGGGTGTTCTCATTTCAGGATCGCCAATGGCTAGTAGTTTCCATTCACCGTTCGCAAAGTAGACCAGGACAATAAAGCGCCGGTATGCTTCAATCTTGCCTGTCTGTCCATACATTGCCGGACGCAATGCCCACCAGTACCCGCCAGACGTTGGAGCATCCAACCATGCAGCATCTAGCACATGTCCCCCCGTTCCATAACGGCTTGGCTGGGGTGTGCCATACTTTCGTAGTTTCTTGCCATCTCGAAACAGTGTTTAAACCACTGTGATCGGCTATATGCCCGACCCTCAACACGAAAATCAAACGACCCGGATTGCATACCAGCCTTTTCCCGCCAACCATCCGCCACTGCCCCATAAAGGTCATAGCTCCGGCCATCCAGGTAACGAGCACTGCCCCGTTGATCTTCGTCAAAGACAATCACACCCCGGTTGAAATCAGGCTCATAGGTAGTGAGTCCGGCCCCCATCTCTTCGCCTGTGGAATCATACAGACGAAAAGCGCCAACCGTGGCTGTACCTTCAAGAAACTTATAGCCAACGGCGTAGGTAAAATACTGTACAGTCCCTTCAATTTCCTGCGCAGTGACAACAAGCGGCTGTTGGTAGAAATCAAATCTACGGTTGTCAAGGATCTGCTGTGCTCTGTCGTCTGTAAAGGAAACTGTTCCAGTGTCCGCAACCAGGTTACGAAACTGCGAAATTAGTGAACTCATGCCGGTACGTGCAGCCATAATTAAAACCTCGTGAAAATCAAGCCTCTAGGAAGGGCAAGGTGAAGCAAAACAGCACATAAAGGTAGTTTATGCCTTGACAGTGGTTTGATGCTCGCCTTGCCCTTCCTATTGATTTACGCCTGTCCTAGCACGTAATCCAACTGCACAAGAATACTGGCGAAGGTGCCTGTGCCTTCTTCGTTGTATTTCAACGTCACAATGTCACCAGCAGCCAAAGCACCTTCGCTGAGGGTGAACGGCACGGGAGTCAACGCAGCCCAACCCGCAGTCCCACCGATAGGCCCGCCGATCTCCGTAGTAGCAGTTCCAGCAGACCCACCGTTGAGCAAGCTTAAGTCGAAATAGTTGGCTGTATGAGCCGCAACAGCGTTGGTTGTGATAACCTTGACGCTCTGAAGCTCACAGGCCAACGGTGCAATGAAAACGGGAATCACATCGTCAGCAGCGGGATCGAAATCGACAAACGCCACAACGCTGTGCTTGTTTTGACTTGAAAACATGTTATTTCTCCTTTGAAGCCGGTTTACAGTCCCGGCTGTCACTTAGCTAGGTGTGGTAGCATCCGCTGTGTACTTGACACCGAAAGTAGGACGACGCACACCATGAGCATAGCCGCCAACCAGGTTGAGTTCCCAGGCACGCAGCGAAGCATCACGCTCAGGTTCAAGCGTAGGAGCCTTGCGGCTGTCGAAAGCCAGAGCGCCAGGATTGAAGACACCAGACACAGCATCATCACTTCCG